CCGCTCCGGGCGGCCCGCCTGCCCCATGTGCCGGCGACACGAGGACGCCCGCGAGGAGGCCCGCCGGCAGACCATCGCCGCCCTCGCCCGCCTGCCCCACCCCCGCGCCGACACCACGGCGCTCGCGGCCCACGACGACTGACCCGCTTCCACCTGACCCCAGGAGCCACCCGTGACCGACCTGCACTCCGTCCCGACCCCGCTCGACGCGCGCCCCGTCAATCTGCGCGACGACGTCGCGAACGACCACGCGGCCGACGTCGCTGCCGTGCCCGTCCGTGACCTCCCGATGCGCCGAGACGAGCCGAGCGAGCCCACGCAGCGCCCGCTGAGCGAGCGCCCGCCGTTCGACATCCTCGTGTTCCTGGCCGGTCGCCCGGCCGACGAGCCCGTGAAGGTCCGTCAGGTCGTCGACTTCCGGTGGCGCGGCGAGGGCAAGCTCGACGTCGTCGCCGTCGTCGACGGGCGGGTGCAGCGCATCGAGACGTTCGGGCCCTACGTGGCGGAGCGCGTCAGCGTCGTCCGCGAGGTCGCCGCGTGAGCGGCGCCGAGGCACCCGAGGTGGTGCGCCCGACCCTGGTCGACCCAACGACGCTCGTGCTGGGCGAGAACGTCCGACGCACGGTCGTGATGAGCGCCGAGTTCAAGAAGGACGTCGCGGAGAACGGCGTCCGCCAGCCCATCGCGGTGAAGCATGACGCGCTCGGCAACCTGCAGGTCGTCACCGGCCAGCGCCGCACCCTCGCCGCCGTCGAGGCCGGGCTGCCGTCCGTCCCGGTCTACCTCGTGGACGACATCGCCGACGAGGCCGCCCGCATCGTCGAGCAGCTCGGCGAGAACCACCACCGGCTGGGCATCACCCAGGCCGACGACGTCGCCGCGATCGAGCGGCTCGCGCTCTTCGGTTGGTCGCCGGCGAAGATCGCGAAGCGCACCCACCGCCCCAAGGACGACGTCGTCGCCGCTCTGGCGCTCGCCGGCGTCGACGAGGGCACGCGCGCGGTGGTGCACACCGCCGGCGTCGACCTGGTGACCGCGGCGAAGATCGCCGACGTCGCCGGCGGGGATGTCGAGACCGCCGAGCGCCTCGCCGAGGTGGCCATCGACGACCCGGCCGACATCGGCTACGAGATCGAGCGGGAGCGCCGCAACCGCGCCGAGCGCGAGGCCGTCGAGAACCGCGCGCGGGAGCTGCGCGCCCAGAGCGTGACCGTGCTGGACAACCGTCCGGAGACCTACGGCGCTGGTGCCCGGGCGGCGACGTTGAGCGACCTGACCGACAAGCCGAGCGCGAAGGGTAGCGGGCCGGCCGTCGACGTCACGGTGCACCAGGTGGAGTGCCCGGGCCACGCCGTCTACATGTGGGCCTGGTCTGCCGAGGACGTGCGCGAGGAGGTCTTCTGCCTCGACTGGCGCGAGCACGGCCACCACAACCGCTACGCGCGCAACACCGCCGGCGCGACGTCGGGCGCCGCGCCGGAGGAGCAGTCGGCCGCGCGCCGCCGGGTCGTCGAGAACGGGAAGGCCGCCGACATCGCCCAGACCGTGCGCCGCGCGTACATCCGCGAGCGGTTCGCCAACCGGGCGGTGAAGCCGACCGACGTCGAGGTGCAGCACGCCGCCCTCATGATCGCGGGCGGCCGCCCGGACCAGTACGGCGTCAGCGAGGCCATGCGCGAGCTGCTCGGCGATGCCAGCGCCGACCTCGCGAAGGTCGGCACGATCCGCCGTACCCCCGACGCGGGCAAGCGGTACCTCGTGGTGCTCGCGATGTCGATCGGGGAGTACTGCCTGCGCGAGACCCGCGGCAAGGACTCGTGGTGGGCGTCGCCCGCGAGGGAAGGCTACGCCGGCCCGGACCTCGGCGCGACGCACCTCCGGTTCCTCGCCGACGCCGGGTACGGCCTGTCCGAGCTCGAGCAGACGTGGCTCGACGCCTACGAGACGAAGGATGCGTGACGCGTGCTGAGGATCGCCGCGGAGCACCAGCTCACGCCCGAGGAGCGCGTCCTGGCGGCGTGCCTGGCCGAGGACCCGGAGCAGTTCTTCGAGCCGGACGGCCGCCGCGACTCCCGGGACGAGGCCGACCGGGCCGCCGGTGCCAAGCGCGTCTGCGCGTCGTGCGACGTCCGGACCCGCTGCCTCGAGGTCGCGCTCGCGAACAACGAGCGCCACGGCATCTGGGGCGGCCTGGACGCCGAGGAGCGCGCCTCGATCCGCCGCAAGGCCCAGCGCGCCCGCGCAGCGAAGAAGGCCGCGCCGGCGGCCACCCCCGAACCGTCCGCCCCCGCCAGCACCGAGGAGGTGCCCGTGCCCAGCAAGCCCCCGGCCGAGCAGAGTCGCGCGATCGTCTCGCTCTACACCGGCGCCGAGAAGCTCTCGCAAGCGAGCATCGCGCAACGGCTGAACGTCAGCGTCGCCGTCGTTCGCGCGGCCCTGCAGGAGGCCGGCGTGACCATCCGGCGGGGCGGCGGCTACACGGCCGAGCAGCGTGCCAAAAGGCCCAACGTCGACCGCGACCAGCGCGTGCGCCAGGTCGTCGTGATGTACACCGGCCCGGAGCAGCTCTCGCAGGCGCAGATCGCCGAACGCCTGGGCATGAGCACCAACACCGTCGCCAAGATGCTCCGCGAGGCCGACGTCGAGATCCGTCCTGTCGGCCACCACTGCCCGAAGGCGCCCTCCAAGATCGCCGACGAGGTCGCCGCCCGCCCCGACTCTGAGCCCGCGCCGGCACCGCGCCCGAGCGTGCGGCCCGCGAGCAGCGGCCACGGGTTCGTGTGGTCCTGCCCCGGTCACAAGCCCGTCGCTGCGGACCTCGCCCGCACCTACGAGGAGGCGTGGGCCGGCCTCGACAAGCACTTCCGCACGGAGCACCCCCAGGACCAGGAGGCCGCCGCGTGACCGTCGTCAACATCAACGACCCCGCCGCCCTGGTCCGCGCGCTGCGCACCGGCGACACGACCGTCGACTTCGAGCTCGGCCGCGGGGCGCTCCGCACGGCGCTCGCGGCCGTCCTGCCGCACGTGGGCGACCTGATGTCGCTGGACCGGGTGCGCCTGCAGTTCGATCCGGACGCCGGCATGGTCGCGATCGCGTCGAACGGCTCGTCCGTGGCGATCGCGTCCGTGGCCGTGCACTCGACCGGCGACGGCCAGGGCCCGTGCGTCCTCGACATCGAGGGCCGCTCGGCGCGCGAGGTGCTCGCCGTGCTCGTCCCGCCGCGCGACAAGGACGCCCGCGCGAACTGGGCCGCGGAGGCGTTCCGCGTCACCGCGACCGACGAGGAGGTCACGTTCGCCGAGGAGTCCGAGCTCCTCGACGGCCGCTCGCTGACCGTGCCGCGCCTGCCGCATCGCGACGACGAGGGCCGGCACACGATCTACCCGGACTACCCGCGCCGCGTCGCCGAGCTCCTCGAGGCGCCGCTCGCGCACGACGTCGACACGGCCCTGAGCCCCGACCTCCTCTCCGCCTGGGTCAAGACCGCCCGCGTCCTCGAGTTCGCGCTCGAGGTCTCTCCGCGCCAGCGCGACGACGGCAAGCCCGGCATGTGGGCCAGCAACGTGGGCGGCCGCGTCGTCGGCGGCCTCGTGCCCCGCCACCCGGACGAGGACCCCGAGGACCGCGTCCTGCCCGCCTGGGCCCACCGCCTGTGGCGCGTGCGCACCGCGACCAACGACCTCTCCGGCGGTGCGTCGTGAGTTCCGCCGAGTGGCTCGGCGCCGTCATCTGCCTCGTGGCGCTCGCGGCGTTCGCCTACGCGGTCGACCGGGTGGGCAAGCGTCGGCGTCGGGATGGCCGCCGGTGAGCGGCCCGGCGCGCGGCTTGTCCCGCGCGGAGTACGAGGCCGTCGTCGCCCGCGAGATGTCGGAGGCGTCGCTGCAGCGCAGGGTCCTCGGCCTGGCCCGCGAGCTCGGCTGGCTGGCGTACCACACGCACGACTCCCGTCGCTCACAGCCGGGCTGGCCTGACCTCGCCCTCGTCAGCGTGAAGCGGCGCCGCTTCCTGGTCGCCGAGCTCAAGACCGAACGCGGCCGCGTCGCCCCTGAGCAGCACACCTGGCTCACGGCGCTCGCCGCCGCAGGCATCGAGGCGCACATCTGGCGGCCCGCCGACCTCCTCGACGGCACGATCCTCGCCGTCCTCACGCGCGAGGGGGTGACCCATGCCTGAGCTCTGCACCTCGTGCGGCGGCCCGATCAACCCCCAGACCGGGGAGTGCCGCTGCTCCGACTGACCGCCCACGCCGCCCAGGAAGGACACACACATGCCCGCACCCCTCGTCTTCCTCGACACGGAGACCACCGGCCTCGAGCGCGACGCCGACATCTGGGAGTTCGCCGCCATCCGCCGCGAGCCGGACGGCGTCGAGACCAAGCTCCACCTGTTCATCGAGCACGACCCCACGAAGTGCTCCCGCCTCCCTGCGGACTTCCTCGCCGACCACATCCGACGCTTCCCGGCGCACGACCACGCCACGCCCCGGCACAAGGCCGCGCACATCATCGACGCCTTCCTCCGGACCCACGGTGACGAGGAGCCCGTCCACATCGTCGGCGCCGTCCCCAACTTCGACACCGAACGACTCGCCCGCCTCCTGCGCGCCGAGATCGGCGGCCACACCACCGACCCCTGGCACTACCACCTCATCGACGTCGAGAACCTCGCCATCGGGGCGCTCGCGGCGGCGCCGGCCCGGATCGTGCTCGGAGCAGACGTGAGCCTCGACCAGACGGCCGTTGCCACGCTCAAGTCCAACGCGGGCCACCTGATGTCGCTCCCCGTTGGCGGCCCCGAGCTCGACCGGGCCGACTTCGGCCCGCCGTGGGACTCCGACGAGATCTCCCGCGCGCTCGGCGTCGAGCCGCCGACCGACGAGCGGCACACCGCCATGGGCGACGCACGCTGGGCCCGCGCGATCTACGACGCCGTCATGGGCATGCCGGAGCGCGCGTGACCCTGACCCAGGCCCCGCCGGCGAACCGGCCGCGCAAGGGGCAGAAGCTGCGGATCCCGCCCCTGGCGATGACCTACGTCGTCGTGTGGGACGCGTTCAACCTGGTCAAGGTCGGACGGGCGTGGAAGCGGCACCGGCTCCGGGGCCTGACGGAGACCGGCGGCCGCGTCCTGATCCTCGAGCGCGGCACGGCCGACGTCGTCGAGTGGGCCGTGCTGACGATCCTGCGCGCGCATCCCGAGGTGGTGACGCCGGCGTTCGCGAACGCGGAGGAGTCCCTGGGCTTCCTGCCCCACGGCCGCGGGTGGACCGAGTGCTTCACGTTCGAGCCGGGGATGTACGAGGCGATGAAGGACCTGATCTTCCGAGGACTGGTGAATGGTGACCGAATCCAGCAGCGGCGTGCCCGCACCGCCGCCGCCCGCGACGAGCGGCCCGTCGCGGCTCTTCACGGACCCGCGGCTTCTGGGCCTGCCGTCGCGCACGAGGATGACGGCGCTCGGGCTGTGGGACCAGCACGTCGACGCGACGGGCATGGGGCCGGCGGACCCGACGATGGTGCGCGAGTCGGTGTGGCCGACCGCTCTGGACGTGACCGACGACGACGTGCTGGACGACGTCGTCGCGCTGGGCGACGCGGGCTGGCTTTCACTCGTCGACGGCCCGCGCGGGGTCACGCTGCTGCAGCTCCGGGACTGGCCTTCCATCGCCCAGACGCCCCCAAATGCCCGAAACGGACATTTAACCCCCCGAGTAGTGGGAGGGGAGGACGGAAGGGTGGAGGAGAGGAAGGGGCAGGTGCCGCCACCCCCGCCCTCCGGTCCTGTCCCGCTGTCCGCGACCCTCGACCTCCTCGCCGACATGCCCGAGCCCTCACCCTTCTGCAGCCGACACCAGCCGTGGGGATCCGACGAGAAGTGCGGACCCTGCGGTGGAGCCCGCAAGCGGCACGAGCTGTGGTCCAAGGCGAACAAGACCAGGGAGAGCAGATGAGCAAGCACCGTCCCGAGCGCACCGCCCGGCAGGTCACCTGCGACCGGATCACCGAGCGCGTGGCCGCTCTCGTCGAGCCGTGGGCCGAGCCCGTCGACCAGGTCGTCGGCCCGTCGCTGCAGACCGACGCTGAGCGCCAGACGTGGCACGACACGCCCCGTGGCCAGGAGGGGCCGGCGGGCCTGCCACGTGTCGTCGTCCGCACGACCACGATCGAGCACGCCCCGCTGCTCGAGCAGCTGCTGCACCCGGCGCCCGTGGCCACCGCCGGCATGTCGTCGTCGGGCCCCACGTCGCGGCCGCCGACGAGCATCGAGGGCTGGGCCGCGCACCAGGACATCCAGTTCGGCACGCTCACGTGGTGCCGCGCCCTGTTCGGCCAGACCGTCCCGGCCGGCCCGGCCGATCGACTGCGCCGGCTTGCCGAGCACGCACCCACGCTGCTCGACGACACGCTGCACAATCTCGACGCCGACGTGATGCGCTGGTGGGTCCTGGCCCGCACCGTCACGACGTGGGCCGACCCGCCGTGGAAGCCGCACGTGCCGTGCAGCGAGTGCGGCGTGCTCGGCAAGATCCAGGTCCGCCTCTACCCGACGACGGCGTACTGCCTCGAGTGCGGCGCCGCGTGGGACGGACTCACCATCGACCAGCTCGGCGCGCACGTGCAGCTCCTGGCCGAACACGCCGCGGCCGCCGTCGTCGAGCGGGTGATCGAGCGCGGGCCCTGCACCACGTGCGGGCAGGAGCACGACCCCGGCGACTTCACCGACCCCGACGTGTACCGCGCTCACACCCCGGCCGCGCTCGTCGGCCGCACCACTCCCGACGTCGTCGGTACGGTGACGGCATGACGCTGACCGAGTTCCTGACCGCGCGCCTCAACGAGGACGAGGCTGCCGCCCGCGAGACGCTGACCAAGCGACCCGACCCCGTCTCGCGTGCCGAGTTCCTCGCCGAGCACGAGATCTCGGACGCGGAGGTCGTGCGGCGGGCCGCGGCGCGCAGGATTGCGTTCCACGACACCAACACGTGGCTGGTTGGCGTGTCCCCTCACCGAGTCCTGGCCGAGGTCGAGGCGAAGCGGCAGCTCATCAACCGCGTGGAGCAGCACGCCGAGTTCGTCGACGCCGTGCGCGAGACCGACAGCCTGCGCTACGACCGTGTCGCGCTCCACCTGCTCGCGCCGCTCGCCCTGCCCTACGCCGACCACCCGGACTACGACGAGGCGTGGCGCCCATGACGCTGATCGAGTTCCTGACCGCGCGGCTGGACGAGGACGAGCTGGTGGCCCGCTCGTGCGCCACCGAGCGGTGGACCGTCAAGGACGGCTGGCACGACGGGCTGGACATGGAGGTGCTCTCGTCGACGTACCCCGCGTGCATCGAGCCTGAGGAGGCGACGCACACCGCACGTCACGACCCTGCCCGCGTGCTGGCCGAGGTCGAGGCGAAGCGGCGGATCGTGGACGCCGCACAGCGCAACCCGCACGCACCGTGGGACGCCTACGCCATCGGCCGGGACGACCTCGGGCGTCGCGCCCTGCGTGCCCTCGCCCTGCCCTATGCCGACCACCCGGACTTCGACGAGGGGTGGCGGCCGTGACCACGCCGTGGCCGATGATGTTGCGCTCGGCAGGTGATGCGCTACTCTGACGGCAGTGGGTTCGTCATACCCACGATCAGGCCCGACACCTCACCAGGTGCCGGGCCTTCGTCGTACCCGGGGTGGATCGGTGGTGGTCATGCCTCGCGGCTGGTCGCCGTGCACGCGCTGCCCCGAGCTCGCGCCTCCGGGCCAGTCGATGTGCGACGGGTGCAGGGCTCAGGCTGACCGTGACCGTCGGCCCGACGGCAACCCGTACTCGACGCGCGGACACCAACGGTTCCGACGTCTCGTGCTCGCGAAGAACCCACGCTGCGTCTGCTCAGGCGAGTGCGGAAAGCACACCGGCTGGTGCGGAAGGCGCTCGACCGTCGCTGACCACCACCCGCTCGAGCGCGTCGACCTCGTGGCGATGGGCCTCGACCCAAACGACCCCGCTCGGGGCCGCGGCGTCTGCGCCGGCTGCCACAACGGGAAGACCGCACGCACGAAGCCCGCCGGCTGGAACGCACGCTGAGCACGACGCGCAGCGACATCGCGCCGGCCGAGCGCAACGGACGCCCGACGGTGGGGGGACCCCCCTCCCGGGCCCCGACCCCCACACCGCCGGTGAGGGGGATTTTGCTCTGTACGGGTCTGGTGAATGTGGCCTGACCTGGGGAAACGCTCGATCCCGCCCCGCGAGGGGGCGGTGCCGCTGACCTGGCGGAAGGCCGGGAAGGACGACGGAACATGGCTGGGATGGGACCCGCGCCCAAGCCCGCGAGCACGCGGGCGCGGCGCAACAAGACCACGACGCGGGCCACGCTCAAGGCCGACGCGTCGATCATCGCCCCGGAGCTGCCGGCGAACCCGAACGGCTGGCACGACATGGTGCTCGAGTGGTGGCGAGACCTGTGGGCCTCGCCGATGGCGCCCGAGTACGACGACGCGGACCGTCACGGGCTGTTCGAGCTCGCGATGCTCCGCAACGACTTCTGGAACGCGACGTCGCTGTTCGACCGGAAGATGGCCGCGACGGAGATCCGCCTGCAGGATCAGCGGTTCGGCCTGTCGCCGATCGACCGCCGGCGCCTGCAGTGGGAGATCGAGCGCACCGACGAGGCCCAGGACAAGGGCGATCGCCGGCGCAACACGAAGGCCGCGGACCGCGGCGAGGCTCAGGGCAAACCCGCGGGCGACCCGCGCGGCGTCCTGAGCGCCGTGTGACGACGTTCATCGTCCCGCCGTTCGACGAGGAGCCGTGGCCGTCCCTCGGCGGCCCGATCTGCGACCTGATCGAGGAGCGAGCCGTCTTCGGGCCCGGCTCACTCAAGGGCGAGCCGGCACGGCTGGACGACGAGAAGCGCGCCGCGATCTGGAAGGCATACGAGGTCTACCCACGGATCGTCACGAAAGCGTTCGCGGGCGGCGGGCCCGGGCTGCACGTGCGGCGCAAGCACCCGCTCGCGGGCCGTCGACGGTTCAAGCGGGTGCGGATCTCGTGGCGCAAGGGCACGGCGAAGACGGAGTTCGGCGGCTGGCTGTCCTACGCCGAGCTGCACCCCGAGGGGCCCGTGCGGTTCGACGGCTGGGACGCCGACGGCAACCCCGTCGGGCGGCCCGTGCGCGACCCGTACATCCCGATGCTCGCGTACACGCAGGAGCAGGTGCACGAGCTCGCGTTCGGCGTGCTCTTCACCGTCTGCACGGAGGGCCCGGACGCCGACCTGTTCGACTCCTCGCTCGAGCGGATCATCCGCCTCGGCGCTCGCGGCGCGGACGGCAAGGCGGTGCCCCTGGCGGGATCGCCGAACGCCCGTGACGGCGCGCGCACGACGTTCCAGTACTACGACGAGACCCACCGCCTCGACGGCCCGACCGCGAAGTCGGCCTACGAGACGATGGAGGCGAACCTCCCGAAGCGTCCGCTGGACGACCCGTGGTCGCTCGGCACGACGACGGCGGGGCAGCCGGGCAAGGGCTCGGTCGCCGAGCAGGACAAGGACGAGGCCGAGCTCATCGCGAAGGGCGAGGTGGAGGAGCCGGAGCTCTTCTACTTCCACCGCGAGGCCGGGACCCACAACCCGGTCACGGGCGAGCCCTACGACCTGACCGTGCTCGCCGACCGCGTCGAGGCCGTCCGAGAGGCGTCCGGGCCGGCAGTGGCCGCCTGGTCCGACCTGCGCGGCATCGCGAAGCAGTGGGACCGCCCGAAGGCCGACCAGCAGTACCTCGAGCGGACCTGGCTGAACCGGTGGACGCAGACCAGCGCGCAGGCGTTCGACGCGAAGCGGTGGCGCGACGACCTCGCGGACCCGACGGCGAAGATCGCCCGCGGCCGCGCGGTCACGCTCGGCTTCGACGGCTCCCGCTGGAAGGACACGACCGGCCTGGTCGTGACCGACCTCGAGACCGGTCTGCAGGACGTCGTCGGGCTCTGGGTCCCGGAACCGAACGAGGACGGCGAGGAGCAGATCCGCGTCGCCGAGGTCACCCCGGTCCTCGAGCAGGCGTTCACCGACTGGCACGTGGTGCGGATGTACGGCGACCCGGCGTCCGGCTGGGACGAGCAGATGGCCACGTGGGCCGGGAAGCACGGTCCGAAGCGGGTCCTGTTCTTCTACACCGACTCGCGCAACCTGCGCCGCACGGCGCAGATGTGTCGGGCCTACGCCGGCGCGATCCGCGCCGGCGAGGTCCACAACACCGGGAACGCCGACCTGACGTCGCACATCGCGAACGCGCAGAAGCGCGCCATCCGGATGAACGACGACGACGGCGAGCCGCTGTGGGTCATGGCCAAGGAGCGGCACGACTCGCTCAACAAGATCGACCTCGCGATGGCCGGCGGCCTGTCGTGGCAGGCCCGCCTGGACGCCCTCGCCGCCGGCGCCGGGGCACGAACCACGACCCGCGTCTACACGTCGTCGAGCACTCGACGCAGCAGGAGGTGAGCCGCGCATGACGATGACCGCCGAGCAGGTACTGCAGCTCGCCGCGATGCTGTCGGAGAAGATCGTCGCCCGCCGGCCCGCCGTGCAGGAGGCGGTGCGGTACTTCCGCGGCCAGGAGGGCCGCATGCGGTTCGCCTCGGACGAGTTCCGGGACTACTTCGCGAAGCGGTTCGTCGGCTTCTCGGACAACTGGTGCATGCCGGTCGCGCAGGCGCCGGTCGAGCGCATCCACTACCTGGGCATGCGGCTGCCGGACTCGCGCGAGCTCGCAGCGCAGAACGCGCCGGCGCCGCGTGGCGCGTGGGGCGCGGACCCCGACCTGGCGCGCACGTGGGAGCGCAACGACGCCCAGCGCGGCCTGAACGAGGCCCTGCTCATGATGACGATCGCGAAGCGGTCCTACGCGATGGTCGGTGCGGCGTCCGCAGGTGCCCGGATCACGTTCGAGAATCCGGACTCCTCGGTGGTGGCCTACGACGGCGCGACCGGTAGACGCAAGGCGGGGATGGTCGTCTGGGAGGACGACACGAAGGAGTACGCCGAGCTGCTGCTGCCGGACGTGGTCGTGCCGCTCGAGCGACCAAAGACGGTCACGGACCGCGGTGACCGGCGCGTGGCCCCGAACGTCACGGGCTGGAACTTTGCCGACGCCTCGCTGCGCCCGCACCGCCTCGGCGCCGTGCCGCTGGTCGAGTTCCGCAACCAGTCCCTGCTGGACAACGACCCGATCTCCGACATCGGCCTCGTGATGCCCATGCAGGACTCGATCAACCTCGTATGGGCCTACCTGCTCAACGCGCTCGACTACGCGTCCCTGCCAGGTCGGGTGATCCTCAACGGCGAGATGCCGAAGGAGGACATCCTCAACGACAAGGGCGAGAAGATCGGCGAACGGCCGATGGAGCTGGACGCGTTGATCCGCGACCGCGTCGCCTGGCTCACGGGCGGCAACGGCGGCCAGCCGGTCTCCATCGCAGAGTGGAAGCCGGCCACCCTCGACGGCTTCTCCAAGGTCATCGAGCAGGCCGTCGCGCACATCGCTGCCCAGACCCGCACCCCGTCGCACTACCTGATCGCGTCGTCGTCGGCAAACGTCCCGGCCGCGGGCTACGAGCTCGCGGAAGCCGGCCTGGTCTCCAAGGCGCAGGAGCGGATCTCCTACGCCGACGCCGCGGTGCGTGAGGTCAACCGCCTTGCCGCGCTCGCGGAGGGCGACACGGCCCGGGCCGACCGGATCGCGGTCGGGAAGGTGCTGTGGAAGAAGCCGCAGTTCCGCTCCGAGGCGCAGCTGATGGACGGGCTGCAGAAGATGCGCGGCGTCGGCTTCCCGATGCGGTGGATCGCTGAGGAGTACGGCCTGGCGCCGGCGGAGGTGGACCGCGTCATGGACATGATCCGCGAGGAGAACAGCGACCCGACGCTCGAGCGCATGGGCCGCGACGTCGCCGTGTTCACCCAGGGTCGCGGCGGCGACGCCGCGTTCGCCGAGGGGTGACCGGCCGTGGCCACGATCCCCGCGGCCGCCGTCGAGCACTACCGCCAGATGCAGCGCCTGCAGCTGCTCGGGGTGAAAGCGGCCCGCCGCGCGTGGGGTCACGTCGACGGCCGGTTCCTCACGCAGTCGTGGAACGACGCGCTCGCGCAGCTGGTGCCCGTCCTGGTCGGCGTCCAGGTGCAGGCCGCGGCCGCCGGCGCGACGTACTCCGCGCCCACGCTCGCCGAGCAGGGCACCTACGTCCCGCCCGAGGACTTCACCGACCCGCAGGCGTTCGGCGGGTACGCGTCCGACGGCCGCGACCTCGCCGGGCTGCTGTACGCGCCGGCCACGACGACGAAGACCGCGATCGCCGAAGGGCGCTCGCTGTCCCAGGCGCTCGCGGCGGGCCGGTCCGCGCTCGACATGATCGTCGCGACGACGGTCTCGGACGCGGGGCGGCAGGCCGCCGGCGTCGACGTCACGGCGCGGGCGGCGGTCGGGTACACGCGGATGCTGAACCCGCCGTCGTGCGCGCGCTGCCTGATCCTCGCCGGCCGGTTCTACCGGTGGAACACGGGCTTCCTGCGGCACCCGCGCTGTGACTGCGTGCACGTCGCCTCGCGTGCTGGCTCCACGCAGGCGGCCCGGGATGAGGGCCTGGTCGACGACCCGTACCAGGCGTTCAACGCGATGTCGGAGGCCGAGCAGGACGCCGCGTTCGGGAAGGCGAACGCGCAGGCCATCCGCGACGGCGCCGACGTCTCCCAGGTCGTCAACGCCCGCCGCGGCATGACGGCGAACGGCAACTTCACCACCGAGGGCACCACGCGCCGCGGCAACGCGGCCGCCGGCCTCAAGCGCGGCCAGCGCCGCATGACCCCGGAGCTGATCTACAAGCAGGCCGGCGGCGACCGCGAGATGGCGCTGCAGCTGCTGCGCGAGCACGGGTACGTGCTGCCCCGCGGGCAGGTCGCCGGCGGCGCGCTGCGCGGCCAGGTCGAGGGCTTCGGGCAGATGGGCCGCGGCGGCAGCCGCCGTGCGGCCTCGCAGGCCGTGCTGGATGCCCGCGCGACGGGCGTCCGGGACCCGAACAGCCGCTACACGATGACGGCCGCCGAGCGGCGCCTGTACGACGCCGAGCAGCGGTACCTGGCCGTGCTGGAGGGCCGCGACCCGTTCCAGTCGCCCGGCTTCACCAACCGCCCCGACCCGACGGGCGCTCTGACCGGCTACGGCCGCTCGAGCGCGTCAGGCCGCATCCGCCCCGTGACACCGGCCGTCGCCGCGCGCGTCGAGACCGAGTACCGGCTCCTGCTCGCCACCGGCGGGCAGGTCTTCACCTCCTGACGTCCGCGAGGGACGCCGGGGCCAACCTCCGTAAGGGAGACCGCACCATGAAGCGCATCCGCCACCGGCTGATGTTCATGACCACCCCGACCGAGGGCGAGCCCACCGGCGGGGGCAACGCCGCGCAGGAGGGCACCGCCGGCGAGTCGACTGCCGAAGGCGCCGCCCGTACCGCCGAGCCTGCCGAGAAGGAGACGGACTGGCAGGCCAAGTTCGAGGCGCAGCGGGAGATCAACCGCAAGCTCGAGGAGCGAGTCAAGGGCGAGGCCGGCCCGCTCAAGAAGCAGCTCGAGGAGATGTCCGCCGAGCTCGCGAAGGCGCAGGGCCGGGAAGCCGAGCACGCCGAGCTGCAGAAGCAGCGCGAGACCGAGACCAAGGCGCTCGCCAAGGCCAACGACCGGATCCGCAAGGCCGAGATCCGGGCCGCGGCCGCGCAGCTGCTCAAGGACCCGGCCGACGCGCTGCGGTACCTCGACCTCGACCAGTTCGAGGTGAGCGACGACGGCGAGGTCGACACCGCCGCCGTCAAGGAGGCCCTCGAGGGCCTCGTGAAGTCCAAGCCATACCTCGCCGCGGAAGGCGGCGCCGGGCCGATCATCCACTCCCCGACCGCGAGCCGCGAGGGCCCGACGGGCAAGAAGCAGTGGACGAGGGCCGACATGCAGGACAAGACGCCCGAGCAGATCAACGCCGCCCGCGACGAGGGGCTCCTGAACGACCTCCTCGCCGGCAAGAGCTGACAACCAAGGAGGGACCGACATGGCCATCACGAACTTCATCCCCGAGATCTGGTCCGCGGCGCTGCTGCGGAACCTGCGCAACCTGCTCGTGTACGCCCAGCCGGGCGTCATCAACCGGGACTACGAGGGCGACATCGCCAACGCCGGTGACACGGTGCACATCACGTCCTTCGTGGACCCGGCCGTCCGCGCGTACACGCGCAACGGCACGATCACGTGGGACCTGCTGACCGACTCCGGCCAGGCGCTCGTCGTCGACCAGCAGAACTACTTCGCGTTCAAGGTCGACGACGTCGACCGGCGCCAGGCCCTCGGCGGCTTCGTCGAGGAGACCACCACCGGCGCGTCGTACAACCTGACGGCCGAGGCCGACGAGTTCGTGGCGACGACCATCGCCGCGGGCGTCGACGCCGGCAACGCGATCGGCGCCGTGACGGTCTCGGCGCCCGAGGCGGCCTACGACCTGCTCGTCGAGCTCCGCACGAAGCTCAAGCGGTCCAACACCCCGGACCAGGGCCGCTACGTGGTGGTCCCCCCGGAGTTCTACGGGCTGCTGCTGCGCGACGACCGGTTCATCCGGCTCGACGCGTCCGGCACCACCGAGGGCCTGCGCAACGGCATCGTCGGCCGCGCCGCCGGCTTCGACGTCATGGAGGCGAACACGGTCCCCGAGGCCGAGGGCGTCTTCACCGTCCTCGCCGGCCACTCGATCGCGACCACCTACGCCGACCAGATCCTCAACACCGAGGCCCTGCGCCTGGAGAACACGTTCGGCGACGGCATCCGCGGCCTGCACGTGTTCGGCGCCAAGGTCGTCCGCCCCGCGAACCTCGCGTCCGCCCTCGTCACCGTCTCCTGACCGAAAGGGTCACCACCATGCCGCTCTACAAGGCCCGCCAGGGCAAGGACAGCGACGGCAAGCCGGTCTACGGCGCCGTCTTCGCCTACGACCCGCGCGACCCCGAGGGGCCCGCAGCCGGAAACCGGGACGCGAAGGTCGAGGCCGGCCTGTGGGTCGAGGTCGAGCCCGACACCGGCCCGAAGCCGCTCGAGAAGCAGACCGCCGCCGAGCTCAAGGCCTACGCCGCGGAGCACGACATCGACCTCGGCGACGCCACCAAGAAGGCCGACGTCCTCGCGGCCATCCAGGCCGCCATCGCGGCCGCCGCCGAGGGATCGTCCAACCCCGAGGACTGACCGAGGAGGTCACCGTGGCACTGTCCCCGCTCGCCGACACGGATGACCTGACGGCCCGCGGGATCGACACCACGAACGCGTCCCGGGTCGCGGCGCTGCTCAACGCAGCATCCGCCGCGATCCGGGACGCCGCGGGGTGCGCGATCTCCCGCGTGACCGCCACGGTCACGCTCTGGACCGAGCCGTCGCGCCGCATCGAGCTCCCGGCCAAGCCCGTGCAGTCGGTGTCCTCGGTGGTCCTCGACGGCGTCCCCGTCACGGACTACAAGCTCCGTGGCTCCGGCCTGTGGCTCAACGGCTACTGGCAGATGCCCGGAGACATCCCCGGCGAGCTCGTGGTCACGTTCGACTCCGGGTACGACCCGGTGCCGGACGACGTCGTCGACCTGTGCTGCTCGCTCGTCGCCGGCGGCCTCGCGGCCGCCGAGGACGGGTACGACCCCAAGCGCGGCATGGGGTACGAGCGGATCGACGACTACCAGTACGGCATGGCCACGGGGGACGACGAGGTCGTCTCCCCGATGGAGCTGCCCGAGTCCACGCGTGCGTGGCTCCGTGGCCGGTTCGCCGGCGGGGCGACCGTCGTCGGGACCGTCCGATGACCGCGGCCGGTGTG